GATCACTAAGATAATAGCCAAGGCAAAGCAGCTCCCTTATGATGAACAGGTTGAGCTGGCGAACTTGCTTGGGCAGTACGAGAACATTCTCAAGGTGCAGAAGTGCCAGAAGAACTTTATTGATTTCGTCAAAGAGATGTGGCCTGCCTTTATTCCCGGTAGGCATCATGATATCATGGCCGACGCCTTTGAACGAGTGGCAAACGGAACCTGTAAGCGCCTGATTATCAACATGGCACCTCGCCATACAAAATCGGAATTCAGTTCGTACCTGCTCCCAGCTTGGTTCCTTGGCAAGTATCCAGACAAGAAGATTATCCAAACGGCACACACAGCAGAACTTGCTGTAGGGTTTGGTCGAAAGGTAAGGAACCTAGTCGGCAACCCGCACTACCAAAAGATCTTCCCTAACGTGTCTCTTTCGTCAGACTCCAAGGCCGCTGGTCGATGGAATACGAATAAGGGAGGAGATTACTTTGCCATAGGCGTCGGAGGAGCCGTAACTGGAAAAGGGGCAGATTGCCTCATCATTGACGACCCGCACAGTGAGCAAGAGGCCGCTATAGCTGCTGCAAACCCTAGCATTTACGACGGCGTGTACGAGTGGTATACGTCTGGTCCTCGTCAGCGTTTGCAACCTGGAGGGGCCATTGTTATCGTCATGACTCGCTGGAGCAAGCGAGATCTATGCGGTCAAATCCTAAAGGCATCGTCTCAGAAAGATGGCTTAGATGAATGGGAAGTGATTGAGTTCCCCGCTATCATGCCGTCTGGCAATCCGTTATGGCCTGAATTCTGGCCTCTGGAAGAACTGGAAAAGATCAAGGCTGAACTTCCTGTCGCCAAGTGGAATGCACAGTATCAGCAGAATCCTACCTCTGAAGAGGGTGCTCTTGTAAAAAGAGAGTGGTGGAAGATATGGGAAAAGGACGAGCCGCCAGTCTGTGAGTACATCATTCAGTCCTGGGACACCGCACTAACCAAAGGCACTCGATCAGATTATTCAGCCTGTACGACATGGGGAATATTCTACGAGAAAGACAATGATGGTAAAAGGGTAGCTAAGATTATACTCTTGAATGCGTATCAAGATAAGCTAGAGTTCCCTGAACTTAAGCAAAAGGCGCTAGAGGAGTATCGTTATTGGAAGCCAGACTGTTGCATCATTGAAGCAAAGGCTGCTGGTGGACCACTTGTGTTTGAGTTACGCAAGATGGGCATACCAATTCAAGATTACACTCCATCTCGTGGTAATGATAAGATTGTTCGTGTAAACGCTGTTAGTGACATATTCGCTTCAGGTTTTGTTTACGCACCTCCTTTGCGCTGGGCAGAGGAGCTTATTGAACAGTTCGCTTCGTTTCCTAACTCTGACCATGATGACCTTGTTGACAGTTCAACGCAGGCCCTGTTGCGATTCAGGCAGGGCGGGTTTATATCAACACAGAGCGATGAAGACGAAGAGTACGTTCCCAACAAGAAAGCAGATTACTACTAAGGTCAACTATGTCTTTTAACCCTAATCAACTTACGACGATGGAACAGGTAGATCAAGTTGTTGCTAAACTAAATGCTGCCGGGATTGGAGGTGGAGTATCTTCTATCTACCTTCCTGAGTGGTCTGGACCTTTTCCTGAACCTAGTGATGGCGCTTCGCGTCAGTATTGTGTCACTTATTCAAACGGATCGACTGGTCACAATGTTGGCCTGATTCGCATTACAATTGAAAACAACCCTCAAGGTTGGCAGCAGATGCTTCAAGACGATGCGTCTCAGGGCGCGAAGAAAGAAGATTAACTTATGATTGATAAGCCTTTGGAAGAAACAAACTTTTACCCCGGCAACAGGGTAGAAACTGAAATTGAGATCGAGATATCGGATCCAGAGGCTGTATCAATTGAAACCGAAGACGGTGGGATGATTATTGAGTTCGGTCCTCCTGAAGACGAAGAAGGTGGTTTAGCTGATCTTCCTCACTCTGTGAACTTGGCAGAGCATATTGAAGACTCAGAGTTGTCAACCATTGGGAGTAAGATCCTGGATGTATATCAGGAGGACTTGGACTCTAGGCAGGATTGGGAACGCGCCTATAAAGAAGGTCTCGATTACCTTGGCGTAAAGACGGAAGATCGGAATAAGCCTTGGGCTGGGGCCTGTGGCTTGTTCCACAACATGATTATGGAAGCTGCTGTGCGGTTCCAGTCAAACGCAATCATGGAGATCTTCCCGGCTACTGGTCCAGTAAAGACTCAGATCATTGGTGAAGTTACCGAAGAGAAAGAGGATCAAGCCCTTCGTATTCAAGCAGATATGAACTATTTGCTCACCCAAGACTTGAAGGATTATCGTCCTGAAACTGAGCGGATGTTGTTTGGGCTAGCGTTGTGTGGCAGCGCCTTCAAGAAGATCTGCTTTGATCCGTTGACTGATTCACCGGATATCAAGTATGTCCCGGCACAAGACTTCATCATGCCGTATGGGGCTACTAGTCTCAAGACGGCAAGCCGATACATCCACGTCATAACGAAGAACATTAACGAAGTCAAAAAGCTACAGTTCAATAACTTCTATCGAGACATTGAAATACGCCCTGACTTTGATTCTAGTTCTCAGTTGAAAGAGAAGATAGACAAGATCAGCTATGAGTACAAGCAGAACGACGAAGACTCTGTCACCTTGCTTGAGGCTCATATTGACTTGGACATTGCTGGTCTTGAGCATGTAGACGAGGATGGTGAGCCTACTGGTATTGCTCTTCCGTATGTTGTGACGGTGGAGAAGTCCACTGGTGATGTCTTGTCGATCTATAGGAATTGGGACGAAGACAACCCTAAGAAAACAAAGCTGATTTGGTTCTCGTCCTATAACTATGTTCCTGGCATGGGCGCGTATGGGTATGGTCTAATCCATCTCATTGGCTCAAACGCCAAGGCTTCGACTGCTATCCTGCGCCAGTTGATTGATGCTGGAACCTTAGCCAACCTTCCTGGTGGGTTAAAGGCCAAGGGTATGCGTGTGGCTGGGGACGACAGTCCTATTCAGCCTGGAGAGTGGCGCGACGTTGATGTCGCTAATGGAGACATTGCACGGTCGTTGTATCCCCTCCCCTATAAAGAGCCTTCGCAAACTCTCCTGTCACTACTAGGAACTGTGGTTGAAGATGGTCGTCGATTGGCTTCTATCGCAGATACTGAGATTGGTAATGCTAGTGCTCAGGCCCCTGTAGGGACCACTCTAGCCTTGATGGAACGTGCGCTCAAAGTGATGAGTGCTATTCAAGCTAGACTGCATTCGTCTTTGCAGGAAGAGTTTTCCATCCTGGTACGAGTGATCCGTGATAGCGGGTCTGATCGATACAAGATTGATTTTGGCAGTATGGGAGGGAGCAAACGCTCCGACTTCGATAACCGTATCGACGTTGTTCCTGTATCTGACCCCAATGCGGCCACTATGTCGCAGCGAGTGATGCAGTATCAAGCTGCTATTCAACTCGCCGCACAAGCACCGCAATTCTACGATCTGCCTGAGTTGCATCGAAAGATGCTGGAAGTCCTTGGTATAAAGGATGTTAAGAAGATTATCCCTGATAAAGTAGATGCCCCTCTACTTGATCCTCTTTCGGAAAATCAAAACATCACAAATATGAAACCTGCTAAAGCGTACTTAACGCAGGACCATGATTCTCATATAACCGCTCACATGTCGTATGTGCAGAATCCTACGGTCCAACAGCAGTTGGGACAGAATCCTCAGGCAAACGTAATCTTTGCTGCTTTCATGGCTCATATCGCAGAGCATGTTGGCTTTGCGTATCGCTCACAGATGGAGAAACAGTTGGGCATTCCTCTCCCTTTGCCGGGAGAACCGATGCCAGCAGACGTGGAATCCAATCTATCCAAGGCGATTGCCGATGCTTCTCGTATGCTTTTACAGCAGGCGCAGGGTCAACAGGCAGCACAGCAATCCCAGCAGCAGGCACAAGATCCAGTATTGCAACTCCAGCAGGCAGAGTTGCAGTTGAAGCAAGCCGAATTACAGCAAAAGGCCCAAGAAGCCCAGCAGAAATCGCAGCTTGAGCTGGTAAAAAGCAACCAGAGGAACCAATTAGAGGCTACGCGAATCGCTTCGCAGACTCAAATGGCGCAACAATCCTCTGCACAGAAGGCACAGCAGTCCCAAAGCGAACTGGCGATTGAGAACCAACGTCTACAGTTGGATATTCAACGCCTGCAAAATGACAAGATTGAGTCGGATGCTCGTACCCAAGCAGAAATGCAACGGATCCAGACCGATAACGACATGGCAAAGGCTAAAATCGCAGAGATATTAGCGAAGATGGACACCATGGGAGGTGCCATTGGACCTACGATCTAAGTTCTTTGCTCGACTTGACGATCTTTCAGAGACAAGCTCCACTTATGTCGTCTCTGGTTTTTGCGTAGACTACGCAGAATACAAAAACATAGTGGGAAAACTATCAGGACTTCAACAAGCACGTCAAGAGTTCCAGGAAATCTGGGGCAAACTGTCGCAAGACGCCGAAGAAGACTGAAGCAAACGCTAAATTAGCGCAAGGATGAAGAAAACATAAATGTTAAACCTACCAATGCCTGTAGGGTATAAAATCCTCGTCAAGATGCGTAAGGCTATTGACGAAAAGACCAAGGGCGGTATCTATATTCCTGACCAAATCAAGCAGGATGAGAACACGGCTTCCCTAATTGCTAAAGTTTTGGCAATTGGACCAGATGCATATAAGGATATGTCCAAATTCTCTAGTGGGCCTTGGTGCTCAGTAGGGGATTACATCATGGTTCGTAGTTATAGCGGTACTCGCTTCAAGATTGAAGGCGATGAATACCGTTTTATCAACGATGACACTCCTGAAGCTGTTGTTTCTGATCCAGATAGCGTGGAGAGGGTCTAGTGCCAGAAGAATACATGGAATCAGAGCTAATCGTACCGAAGGGTGGGGACTCGGAACAGTCTTATGATGACGATAAGGACTCTGATGTAGATATTGAGATCGTTGACGACACCCCGCCAGCAGATCGTCGCGCTCCCCGCGATGAATCAGTAAGAGCTACCCCAGAAGACGACGATGACGAGCTGAAGAACTACTCTGAAGGCGTACAGAAGCGCATTAAACGTCTTAAGTACGAGTTTCATGAGGAGCGTCGTGAAAAAGAGAAGGTAACTAGACAGGCCCAGGAGGCATTTAACTACGCCTCTGCTCTGCAAAAACAAGTTGAGGTATATCGTCAGCAAACCGACAGCAGTAATCGGGCGCTCATCTATACTTCGGCGATCCAGAAGGGTTCTGAGCTAAAAGACGCCAAGCGGATGCTGAAAGAAGCATACGAAGTTGGCGATACGGACAAGATGGCGACTGCTCAAGAGCAAATCGCAATTCTTGCTAATGAAAAGCGAGCACTTGACTCATATACACCACCTGCACCTGAAAGCGTAAACTATCAGCAACAACAGGAAAACATACAGCCAGTAGCTTACCAACCTGCACAACCTCAGGTGTCTGCCAAAGCTGTCCTCTGGAAAGATAAAAACAAGTGGTTCGGAAAAGACATGGCTCTTACCGGCCATGCGATAGACATTCACAATAAACTGGTTGATGCCGGTGTGGATGCTGAAAGTGAGCAGTACTACAATGCCATTGATAGTGCTGTATACAAGTTTCATCAAACTATTTCTGGTAATCGGGGCAACGCCCAAGAGCCTGCACAAAACAAACAAAAAAACGGAGTAGTCGTTAGTTCTTCTCGAACTCCTAACGGCCAAACCCGCACAAAAGTCCAACTAACGGAATCAGCTCTTGCTGTTGCCAAACGCTTAGGGATCACCCCACAACAGTATGCTAAGGAATTACTTAAGCAGCAAAAGGAAAATCAGTAATGAAGCCAGACCGTGAATTGGAAACCCGTGAAGCTGAATCTCGTGTAGAGTCATGGAAGCCTCCCTCGTTGTTACCGGATCCGACTCCCAGTGAAGACTGGGTATATCGTTGGGTTCGCAAATCTGTTCGTGGCGAGTCTGACCCCTCAAATGTTTCCATCCGAATGCGCGAAGGATGGGTAATTGTGAGAGCGGAAGACCACCCCGATGTCGTTTTGGAAGTCGCATTTAACGAATCCCGAAATGGAACGATTGAGATGGGCGGTTTGATTCTATGTAAAGCGGATCGTCGAGCAATGGAGAGTCGTAATCGTTATTACGAGACGATGACCAGTAAGCAGACCGATGCCGTAAACAATAATCTAATGAAGGAAAACGATAGTCGTATGCCTCTCTTTCAAGAGAACAGGACTAAAGTCTCCTTCGGAACAGGAACTTAAGAGGAACTCTATATGGCTGCTACAGCTACTCCTTATGGCCTGATCCCGTATGAATTGGCGGGTGCCGCTCTTCGCGGTGCTGCTCGGAAATTCCCGATTGGTGCGAACAACACCAATGCCATTTACTTCGGATCCGCCGTCAGCGTTAACTCCGGTGTCGTTACCGTTATCGGTGCAACGCCTACCACGACTCGCAATACGAATACTCCGACTGGCATCTTTGTCGGCTGTGAGTATGTCGATCCTACTGGCCGTCCTAACTGGGCGCAGTATCTCCCGGCTGGAGCTACGACCGCTGGTTACACGAACATTTATGTGTACGTTGTTGATGATCCTAGTGTCGTCTTCAAGGTTCAAGCGAATGGTTCGGTTGCGGCCACTGCTGTTGGTAATAATGCTCCTCTGGCTAACGTGACCTCTGGTTCTACGACCAGTGGAAACTCCAGCACTGTTCTTAGTGCTTCTGGCGTTACCACGACCAACACGTTGGCTGTAAAAATCATTGGCTTCGTTGACTCGGTTTACTCGACTGCCGGCGATGCCTATACTGACTGTCTCTGCGTTTGGAATATTGGCGTTCATGCCTACACCAACGCAACTGGCGCATAACTAGGAACAGGTTAAGGAACAAATACCATGGCTATTACTCGTTCACAAATGTTGAAGGAGCTTGTTCCCGGTTTGAACGCTTTGTTCGGCTTGGAATATGCTCGTTATGGTGAGGAACACAAAGAAATCTTTGAGATCACCAGCTCGGAACGTGCGTTTGAAGAGGAAGTCAAGCTCTCGGGCTTTGGCACTGCTCCTGTTAAGTCGGACGGTGGAGTTATCGCCTACGACAACGCTCAGGAAGCATACACCTCGCGCTACACGCATGAGACGATTGCTCTTGGCTTTGCAGTTACCGAAGAAGCGATGGAAGACAATCTGTATGTCTCCGTCTCTGAGCGGTACACCAAGGCGTTGGCTCGTGCTTTTGCCAACACCAAGCAGGTTAAAGGTGCGAACGTGCTTAACAATGCTTTCAATGCCAGCTACACTGGCGGCGACGGCAAACGGCTTTGCGCTACGGACCATCCGCTTGTCACTGGCGGTAGCAACTCCAATCGCCCCGCGACTGGTGCTGACCTCAATGAGACTTCGCTTGAGGCGGCTATCATTCAAATTGCTGCGTGGACGGATGAGCGTGGTTTGCTCATTGCCGCAAAGGCTCGTAAGCTGATCGTTCCCCCGTCTCTCCAGTTCGTTTCTGAGCGGCTCCTGAAGTCTCTTTTGCGCACTGGAACTGCGGACAACGACATCAACGCCATGTACAACATGTCGTCGGTGCCTGACGGCTATCGAGTTAACCACTACTTGACGGACGCCAATGGTTGGTTCCTCAAGACTGACATACCCAATGGCTTGAAGATGTTTGAGCGCGTCAAGCTCAAGACTTCGGCTGAAGGCGACTTTGAAACTGGCAACATGCGGTACAAAGGACGTGAGCGTTACTCCGTAGGCTGGAGCGATCCGCTTGCGATCTTCGGTAGCCCCGGCGGTTCGTAGTCAACTTAACACAGGGGGAAGGAAACTTCCCCTTGTTCCTTGTAGCGAAACATCTCATTTGACTGGCTACACAGACGTTCAAGAGACAAATGAGTTAACCTTTCTTGAAGGAGTATTTTAATGGCTAACACTTCATTTACTGGGCCTGTACGAAGCCAAAATGGTTTCGCGGGTTACAGCCCGACTGATGCGAATAATGCTTCGCTTACGCTTTCTGCCCAAGGCACTGGTGTTGTACTCAACACTTATAGCGTTGATTTCTTTCAGTCAATCCCCACTGCGGTAACGACTGTTGGAGCGGTTACTTACACGCCTGCTCAGTTGAAACTTGGATTCATCCTTCGTGATCCTAATGGTGCTGGTCGTGCCGATTTGTTCCCTACGGCGGCTGATCTTCTGACCGCTGTTCCTAGTGCCATTATTGGTACCTCTTTCATCGTTACCATTCGCAACACGGCTGATGCTGCTGAGACGATTACGATGACGACCAACACTGGCTTGACTTTGAGCGGTACGATGACGATTGCTCAGAACGCGCAGAAAGACTTCTTCGTTAACTTTACCAACGTAACCACTGCTGCTGTAACGATCTACAGCATGGGCAGCACTACGTTCTAAGTCTCCAATGCGGAGTTTTAAGAAAACTTCTGGTGGTGGTATTGAATACAGGGGACATACGTTCCCTGGCTTCAACAAGCCAATAGAGTCGAGCAAACCGGAAAAGAAGAAGATGGTACTCGCCAAGGAAGGCGACAAGGTGAAGTTGATTCACTTTGGCGATTCTAGTATGGGCCATAACTATTCTGCTGCTGCACGAAAGAGTTACATGGCACGTTCTGCTGGTATCAAGGGAGCCGATTCTAAGTTGTCGGCAAACTATTGGTCACGAAAAGTATTGTGGTCTGGTCCTGGCGGGATTAAGAAACCTCCTCCAGCTAGCCAGAAGAGGAAATTATATGAATAGCGATTTACAATGTAAGAAGTTGACCGCATCTGGCACTGTATTTAATGGGCCGGGGCGTGTCGTCAGTATAGTTTCTTATACTGGTCTAGCTGGTTCATTGCAGCTAAGAGATGGTGGGGCTAGTGGAACTATCCTAGTAGACATTGATTTTCCAGCTAGCACTACGAATAGTTTTTTCTTGGGCGGTAATGGTGTTAGGTTTTCAACTAACATTTATTTGACTGTTTCCAATGTTACTTCAGCTACTATTTGCTGGGGTTGATTCATGAAAGGAAAGATCACTTCAGCCAAGCGGCAACAGAACAAAGTTGAAAAGGTAATGCACGAGTTTAAGTCTGGAAAGCTAAAGTCATCTTCTGGTGCCAAGGTTACCGATCCCAAACAGGGTATTGCTATTGCATTGTCTGAGTCTCGGAGGCTTAAGCGATGATTGGAAGATTCAACATGGGCAAGGAAGTTGGAACTCCTTCTATGTCTAAGAAGAAGTCCAGCACTGGCGCTTATCCTCCAGCCGTTGTCTCTAGCAAGTTCTCTAGTATCAAAACTCCAAGCATCAAAACCCCTAGTATCAAAGCGCCTAAGGTAAAGATGTCCAAGATGCAAGCGCCTAAACTTAAGAAAGGGTTCTAATGGGCTATACCAAGCCAGAGCTTAGAGAACGCATCAAGTCTCAGGTCATGGCCTCCAGTAAGGGAGGAGATCCTGGGCAGTGGTCTGCTCGTAAGGCGCAACTAGTAGCTCAGAAGTATGAGTCTGCTGGTGGTGGGTACTCCGGTAAGAAGTCTAGCGCACAGAGTAGCTTGTCGAAATGGGGCAAGGAAGACTGGACCACTAAGAGTGGCAAGCCTTCTACACAAGGTCCTAAGGCTACTGGTGAGCGGTATCTCCCCAAGAAGGCGATTCAGTCCATGCCTTCTAGTGTGTATGCTGCTTCGACTAAGGCCAAGCGAGAAGACACAAAAGCAGGTAAGCAGTTTTCTAGTCAGCCAGAATCTGCGAAGAAGATCTCAAAGAGGTTCATGTAATGGCTACTTCTGGAACTGCAAATTTCAACATCAACATCCTCGACATAATCGAAGAGGCTTACGAACGAATTGGTGTTGAGATAAAGGGTGGCTACGAGATTCGTACTGCTCGTCGCAGTCTCAATCTCTTGTCGATGGAGTGGGCTAATCGTGGGTTAAACCTTTGGTGTGTTGACCAAGAGACCCTTACCCTAGTCGCAGGCACTGCTACCTATGCACTTGCCAGCGATACGATTGACGTGCTGGAGGGTGTGATTCGTACTTATGCTGGACAGACGAATCAGCAGACAGACATTGCAATTACTCCTATCTCTTTTGTTACCTACAACACGTTGCCTAATAAGCTGATCCTTGGTACACCGATTCAGTACTACGTTGCTAGGGATCAAGCCAACCCTGAGATCACGTTCTGGCAGGTGCCAGACAATACGATCTCTCGCCAGTTTGTATACTATCGTTTGCGTCGTCAGCAGGATGTTGGAACTAATTCAGACAACAACATGGATGTACCGTTTCGGTTTATCCCTGCACTCATATCTGGGTTAGCGTATCAGTTAGCCAACAAGCGCCCAGAATCATTTGCTCGAATCCCTGAATTGAAAGCTATGTACGAGGAAGACTTCCAACGTGCAGCAGATGAAGATCGTCAAAGGACTTCTGTAAGATTGATTCCTGGGGGGTATGGTTTCTAATGTTTGCTGCTGGCAAACACGCAATCGCAATGTGCGACATCTGCGCTAGGCAGGTGAAGTACACTACGCTAAAGAAATACATATACAACGAGCAATGGAATGGCTTGCTTGTATGTGATGAATGTTTTGATATCGACAACCCACAACTTAAGATCGGTAAGTATGTGCGCGGTGAGTCGATTGCACTATCCAACCCGCGAACGGATTCAACGCAAAACCCTCCTACTCGTGAGTACTTTGGTTGGAACCCTGTTTTGCCTAACAAGATATACATAATCATTGGGAAGGTTAGTATCTCTATCAGTTAAAAGGAAACACATGCCCAAGTTTAAAGATAAAGTAATCAGAAAATATGATGGGGGGTTTAATCAGCCAGGAGCAAAGGGAGCAGATCCTTACTCTAAGCCAGAGGAAGTTCCCCAGTTTATTAAAGACTTGTTTACTCCAGGCCAACAAATAACCAAAGCATTGGGGGATTCTGGGCAATCGTCTATGCCTTTAGGTATTGGTGCTGAATACGACCCTCAAGCTGCTGTGAAGTTATTGCAACAGAAGATGGATAAAGAGAATAAAACTGCTCAGAATAATTCTCCATCGTTAATAGCTAAACCTGTTTCTGCTGTTGCTCCAACTAAACCCTCAAAGCCACCTATTCCTAGCAAGAAAAACCCCGTTGCTCCAGTAGCGAATGTGTCTCCTGCTGATATCTCGAAATCCGTAACGAATTCAAATTCAGAGTTTTTGCAAGGGATGGATAACTCTCCTGCTGACTTAACAAATGCGATGTCAGCTTACGGGAAACCGACAACTCCTACTATCCCTGATATCGTCAAGTCTATTACGCAAAGCACCAAATCTTCTGCGGCACCTGATATGGCAAAGGCTGCTGGCGAACTTCCTAAGACTAAATCTGGGATGAAGAAGTTCATGGACGAGTACGGCAAGTTCATTGCTCTTGGTGCGTTATCTGGGTTTGGTGGTAAGGGTGGAGCGATTGCTGCTCCTATTATGGCAGCGCTTCCTGGGATCCTTAAGATGCTTCAGAATCGCGGGAAGAAGACTCCTGGCGCTCCTTCTGGCACTCCTGTTGTTCCCCCTGTTGATACTCTCAACGTCGCACATGGTGGTTTATTGGGAAACAAATCCGCTGCTCATCCTAAGAAGAAAATGGCAGGCGGTGCTATTCGTAAGTTTAGTGGTGGGGTTATGAAGAAAGTAACTAAGAAGTTTGCTGAGGGAGGAGAGAGTAAGTCTGATAAACGTGAAAGTGCGTTTAATCGGCTAACGCCTCAGTATGGAGCTGGTTTTGCTGCATTAGGGACAGCGACCCCATTACGCAAAGATAGTATATCTGAAAAATTGCTCAAAGAAGAAGATACCCGCTATCGCCCGTTTTCTGATTCAAAAGAAGAAACGAATGATAAGGATATGAAGGCGGCTTTGGCTTCAATTATTGATGAGATGTACAATGCGAAGAATAGGATGCCAGCCAAAGGAGGTCTTCTTGATGAATACAAAATGTTCGATTCAAAAGAATATGAACGTCCAATTGTATCTGAAATTTATGATAAAAAATATCGCGGGACCGGGGGAGTGCCATATGATAGTCCATCATTCAAGGCAAGACAAGCGCGGCAAATCAACCCTAGCGTAAAAGTTTCTGGGGATAAAACTTCAAAGAAAATGGTAGGCGGCACTGTTCGCAAATTTAAAGGAGGTTCTATGAACACAATGAAAGAAAATCTCGTCCCTCAGTACAAGAAGGGCGGCAACATGCCTAAGGGTATGCCTAAAGAAATGATGGCTATGATGGGCAAGAAGTATAAGAAGGGTGGTGAAATGTCTAAGGGCATGATGGACATGATGGGCAAAAAGGGCAAAGCCGCTGGAGGTATGTCTAAGCACGAAGACATGGCTATGGATATGGCTTTGATTAAAAAGATGGTTCCAGGTTCCAAGAAGATTGACATGGCGAAGCCTAAGACTTCGAGCATGGATCAGAAGTTTGCTAAGGGTGGGACCGCCAAGTATGCTAGCGGCGGTATGTGTAAGGGCTACGGTATTGCGAAGAAAATTCGTTCTACCGGAGTAATGAATTAATCAGCTACACTTGAGAGCAAGCCATTATGACATACGCTGAACTTAAACAGCAAATACAAGATTACGTCCAGTCAAATGAAACAACCTTTCTTTCTAATCTGGACGGGATTATTGAGCTAGCTGAATTTCGTATTAATAGTGACGTAAAGTCTCCTGACTCCAGAGCTACTGCTACTGGAACCGTAACAACTCAAACGATCACAACTCCTAGTGATTTTGAAACGACCTTGAGCTTGTTCGTAAATATATCAGGTATTCAGACTGGCTTGCTTCTTAAAGACCCTTCTTATCTTACTGAGGCGTATAGTGTTACTTCTGCCTCTGTTGGATTGACTGGAGCGCCTGCGTATTATGCGATTCAATCTTCCAGCAACGCTTCTACTATTCTGCTTATTGCTCCATCGGCAAATCAGTCATACGCTTATACTTTGTATTATTCGAGAACCCCGATCAGTATTGTTGGGGCTAGCAATAATACTACTTGGTTGAGCACATACTTCCCGCAAACACTGTTGTATGGTTGTCTGGTTGAGGCTTATTCGTTCTTGAAGGGAGAGCCACAGATGCAACAGCAGTACGAGAAGCTATATCAGCTTGGCATGATTGAACTCAAGAAATTTTCTGAGGGCGATCAGCACATGGATAACTACCGCAATACTGACATCAAGAGGAACGTTGGATAATGGCCTTTACTGGAAGTTCTGTAACAAACTCATTCGAGAATCAGTTGTTCCTTGCGGTTCACGACTTTACTACTGATGTAATCAAGGTTGCACTGTACACGAGCAGCGCCACTATCGACAACTCTACTACTGTGTATAGCGCCACCAACGAAGTCTCTGGCACTGGATACACTGCTGGAGGTAACACTCTTGCGCCTACTGTTACTCAGATAGGGAACTATGCTGTGCTGGATTTTGCAGACACTAGCTGGACTGCTGCTACGTTTACCTGTCGTGGTGCGTTGGTATACAACTCGTCGAAATCTAACAAGTCGATATTTGTCCTGGACTTTGGGACGAACAAGACTGTCACTGCTGGCACTCTGACTATTCAATTCCCAACTGCTGATGTGAACAACGCCATTGCCGTCATTAGCTCTGTGACCAATTAATGCCTTCTACATATACTTCAAATAATAAGATTCAGAAGATTGCAACTGGAGAACAGTCCGGTACTTGGGGAAGCACTACCAATACCAACTTTGATTTGTTCGACACGGCGATAGATGGATTCGTTGCCGTTGCAATTACTGGCACAACGCACACGTTGAACATCCCTGATGGATCAGCAGCAGATGGGCGTAATAAGGTCTTGTCGTTTACTGGCACACTCTCTGCTACGAACACTATTAGTGTCACGCCTAACACTGTCAAGAAACATTACTTCGTACAGAACAACACGACTGGTTCGCAGAACATAATCATCTATCAGGGGTCTGGTTCTACTGTAACGATCAAGCCTGGGTACTCTTCTGTTGTTTATCTTGATGGCGCTGGTGGTAGTGCATCTGCTAAAGAGGTGCTTACTAGCCTGAAGCTGACTGCATTACTTGAGTCTACTGGTGTGGTCTTTGTTGGATCCACCTCAGGCTCGACGACCTTACAGGCAACAGCTACTGCCTCTGGTACGCTTACGATGCCTGCCGCTACAGATACTCTTGTTGGTAAAGCGACTACTGATACGTTCACGAACAAGACTCTGGATACTGCTGGCACAGGTAATGTCCTTCGTATTAATGGGACTCAGGTTAGTGCCGTAACAGGCACTGGATCTGTTGTGCTGGCAACGTCGCCTACTCTGGTCACTCCTGCTATTGGGACTCCAACGTCAGGTACACTGACAAGCTGCACTGGTCTACCTATCTCTACCGGGGTATCTGGGCTTGGCAGTGGGGTAGCGACATTCCTTGCTACCCCTTCTTCGGCTAACCTTGCTTCTGCTTTGACAGATGAAACGGGGACAGGATCCAATGTATTTGCCACTAGCCCTACTCTGGTAACTCCTCTTTTAGGAACTCCTACTTCTGGTACGTTGACGAATTGCACTGGCCTGCCTGTCTCTACTGGAGTGAGTGGTCTTGGAACTGGGGTAGCGACATTCCTTGCTACCCCTTCTAGTGCCAACTTAGCATCTGCCGTAACGGATGAGACGGGTAGTGGAGCTTTGGTATTTGCTACCAGCCCGACCTTAGCCACTCCACTATTAGGCACCCCTACCTCTGGCACTCTGACTAACTGTACTGGCTTACCAGTCTCTACTGGAGTAAATGGTCTTGGAACTGGAGTAGCTACATTCCTCGCTACACCTAGTTCAGCTAATCTTGCGGCTGCTGTCACAGGAGAAACTGGGACTGGGGCGTTGGTGTTTGCTACTGGTCCAGTTTTAGTAAGTGCATCTCTTACTACATCTGATATTGGTACGCCTTCTTCTGGCGTTCTGACGAACTGCACGGGCCTCCCTATATCTACTGGAGTGAGTGGATTAGGTACTAGCGTAGCGACATTCTTGGCTACGCCTTCGTCTGCGAATCTAGCGGCTGCATTGACTGACGAGACAGGTACAGGTGCAAATGTATTTGCCACCTCGCCTACCATTGCCACGCCTACGATCACTACCAGCGCTGTGATCCCATTAGTCAACGGCGGCACTGCGGTATCGTCTACGCTGACATTACAATCGACCAGCGGGGCTGGTACGTCAGATGCCATTATCTTTAAGACTGCATCGCAGTCTGAGAGGATGCGGATTTTAAGCAATGGAAGAGTAGGTATCAATACGTCTGCCCCGCCTAACATATTTACAGTGTTGGACAGTGGAACTCTCAACACCGGAGGCGACACCATTGACGTGGGAGCCACTGTGGTGGGTCCAAATTATGCTTTTGGAATTGGCGGTAATGCTGCAAATTTGAACGTGCATTCCAACTCCACTCTGGGCGCAGACGTTGGAGCCACGATTGGGATGGGCGGTAGATACACCGGAACAACCTTTGGTCAATTTGCCATCATCAAGGGCGCAAAAGAAAATGCTACGGATGGTAACTACGCAACCTATTTGGCATTTGGTACTCGTGCAAACGGTGCACCTATCGCCGAAAGAATGCGTATCGACTCCTCCGGCAACGTGGGCATCGGGACGACCGTACCCACATCAAAGTTAACCATTGTCGACACAGCTCAATCCGCAACAAACAATCCTGGAAACGCTGGACTAAAGATATACGGAACCGCGACTAATGCAACAAGCCCGGAATTCCTCAATGTTGGATATGACCCAACGCTATTAGTTGGATACGTGCAAGCGGTCAGAACTGGGACCGGTGGAGCGTGGTTGCCATTGTCTCTAAATCCAAATGGCAATAACGTGGGCATCGGGACGACGGCGCCACGTGCAACGCTTTCCGTGTTGCAGAGTGGCACGGCCAACACGACCGCTGATTCGCTAGGTCCGGCTGTATTTACTGGGCCGACCGCTGGTGGTTATGCTGGTATGCTTGTGGTCGAATCCAATGATGCTATGGCCGCTAACATAGGCGGGTCCATTGGATTCTACGGGCGCAATACGACCGCCAGCACTAATAGCAGCTATTTTTCCTCCATACACGGTCGTAAGGAAAACGGCACCTCCGGCGATCAGGCTGGTTATCTTGCCTTCAAAGTGCGAACGACGGGTAACGCCGACAATGAGGTGATGCGAATCGCTTCTACTGGCAACGTGGGCATCGGGACGGCGAGTCCTGCGTACAAACTTGAAATATCTACCGATTCCGCAGGCAAACCAGGCGTAGGCGGATTATGGACAGTTGTTTCAGACGAGCGCATCAAGACTGACATCACTCCTGCTGACCTTGATCGTTGCTACGAGATTGTTAAATCAGTCCCGCTGAAACACTTTGGCTTTGCTCCTGGTGTCTACACTGACGATCAGATCAACGACAAGCATAGCTTGGGCTGGATTGCTCAAGACGTGCAGAAGGTCTTCTCAAAGGCAGTATCTGTTAAGCCTTTCACTCTTAACACTGAGATCCCTGACGGCACTGAAGAATACACCGAGCAAGACTTTAAGCTGGAAACAGTAGAGAAGACAGAGACAAGCATTCAGGTCATCGACGGTAAGCCTGTTCAGGTATCGAAAGTCGTTACGTCTGAGAACAAGGTTCTGCTATTCGATAGCGTTGATGTAGTGGACGAAGCTGGCGTTGCAGTGATGGATGGCGACAAGCCATTGACCTATCAAATGCCACGCATGGTCACGAAGACGCGCAATAAAGTTCGACATGACGTGATTGAAGACTGCCTTGATCTGAACGGTGGGCAGATGATCGCGGCATTGTATGGCGCAGTGCAGGCTCTGATGCTGCAAGTAGAAAGTTTGACAACTGAGATTAACCTTCTTAAGGCAAGGAACTAATATGGCAATTACTTACGATTGGATCTTCAACCCTTTGACGGTAAAACCCGCAGAGGGTTCTCTTACAGACGTTGTTATCACTGTTGATTGGCGGCGTACTGCCGTTGACGGTCAGTACAGTGCGTCTTGCTACGGTCAGGTATCCTTAGGGCCTCCTGCTCCTAGCGACTTTACTCCTTACTTTGAGTTGACTAAAGATCAAGTTCAAGGTTGGGTAGTGAGTGTACTCAGTCAGGATCAGGTTGATGCTTATGATCTTTCTCTGGCGCAACAGATTGAAAATCAAAAGAATCCTCCCACCACTTCACTTCCTCCTCCTTGGAACTAACCAACTTTCACAGTGTGTAAGTTAAAGGATCTTTTCTGATATGAAAAAGCTGAAGTCTTTCTTCAAGAATCTGTTCTCGCCTACGTTCTCTTCTCGCTTCATGAAATGTGTTTCTGTGGCGTACCCAATCGTTAAGATCGTGGCACTGTATACGCCTAATAAGATGGATGATGAAATCCTCGATTTAAGTGATAGGCTTGGCGTTAAGTCTATGCTTGATGGGGCTGCTACAAAGGGTGAGGTTCTTAAGAACATCGCTGTTTTAGCTGCTCATCGTAATCTACCAAACGTGCCGAAAGAACTCGTAACACGCGCCGTTGAAGTAGCATATCAGCAAATGATGGCAGAAAAGGTCCAGTAGCAGTAAGATAGTAGAGTATGACTCAAGAACAATACATCTACATTGACAATGACAAAGTGGCAATCAGTGACCTTAGTGACAGACAGAAGTATCTGGTGTCTCAAGTTACTGATATCAACGCAAAGATTTATCAGTTGCAATTGAGCGCCGATCAATTGAATATTGCTTTGACCTCGTTTAGCCAAGAGCTATTGCGTAGTCGCGCCAAGGACGATATCGTACCCGATGCCATTAGTTAAACTCCAATTCAAGCCTGGGATTGTTAAGGACGTAACAGAGTACTCTGCTGAAGGGTTATGGTACGACTCTGACAAGATCAGGTTTCGACTTGGATACCCTGAAGTGATTGGTGGTTGGCAGGCTTACGCTGATGCTGAAACCATTTATGGAACTTGCAGGGCGTTGATTCAGTGGACCTCCCTATCCCTTGAACGATTCATTGGGATAGGGACAAATCAAAAGTATTACATTGAGTCCGGTCAGTTCATTAACGACATCACCCCTATTCGCACTACGATTGCGTTAGGCAACAATCCTTTTCAGACGCAAGTAATAGGCACTGGTCAGATGAAGGTTACGACGCCATCTGGTCACGATGCACTTCAGTGCGACTGGGTTACCTTCTCTGGTGCCGTTGGATTTGATGGCTTCACTACTGCTCAGTTGAACGTAGAGGTTCAAGTCACAGAAGTGATTGATGCTACAAGTTTCTATGTGGTATTCCCTTCTGGCGCAACGGTTACGGCGTCTACCTCTGGTGGTGGTGCTTCTATAAGCGCTGCTTTTCAATTGAATGTTGGACTGAATAGTCAGGTGTACGCTACTGGATGGGGTTCTGGTCCTTGGGGAAGAGGCCCTTGGGGGAGTTCGTTCTCTCCTCTTAGCCCTACAGATAATCTCAGGATATGGTCGAACTCTAACTATGGGCAAGACCTACTAATCAATATTAGGTATGGCAATATCTATTATTGGTCGGCTTCTGGGCTTGATCCTACTAATACTAGGGCTGTCACGTTGTCTTCTGTGAGTGGAGCAAATGGTGTTCCTACGGTTGCGTCTGAGATATTAGTCTCTGATAACGATAGGCACGTTATTGCTTTTGGTTGTAATGAAATAGGATCTTCCTCGCAGAACTTATTGCTTGTCCGTTGGTCTTCTCAGGAAGACCTTTTAGACTGGGAACCAAGAACAGACAATACCGCTGGTGGGTTTACCATATCGAGCGGGTCTGAGATTGTAGCCGCAATACCTACGCAGCAGCAGATACTTGTGTTCACGGATAAGTCTCTGTTTGCGATGGCCTACACTGGGCCTCCTTACACCTTTAGCTTTACTCGTATTGGCGAGTCTGTGTCGATCATTGGGCCTAATGCTGGAGTAGATGCTAGAGGCACAGTGTACTGGATGGACAACAACAACTTCTATCAATACAACGGCAACGTAGTAAAGATGAACTGTACGGTCTTGAGCTATGTGTTCTCTGATTTGAATTGGGATCAGAAGACAAAGGTATGTGCCGGGGTGAATGCTCAGTTCAATGAGATTTACTGGTGGTACCCAAGCGTTACCGACGACACCGGAGAGAACAGCAGGTACGTGGCCTACAACTACGTTGAAGACCTGTGGACGATTGGCACAATGGAGCGCACGGCTTGGTTGGATCTAGCTACTGGTGGATTCCCAATTGGTGCTATGCCAGAAGGGGCTGATCTGGAAACCTCTAATACTGAGACGTATCTATATCAGCACGAGTATGGCTATACGGCAGATGGATCTAACATTGAAGCCTATGTGACTTCTGGCGCAATTGATATTGAAGACGGGGAGCAGTTCTCCTTCGTTAGTCGAATCATCCCTGACGTTCAGTTCGTGACTGACCCTAGGGTTAGCTCTACTGGGATTATCAAGAAGGTCAATGTTCATGTCTCTGGTGTGAACTATCCCATGAGTCAGGCTGGGTATCAGACAAACACTGTATTGGTTCAAGGCGAAGCGCCTATTACTACACAGAACAACCTTAGGATTCGATCACGTCAGCTTGCATTGAAGGTTGAGTCGTTCCAAGGTGGAGATCCTGTGTACAAGTGGCGTCTTGGTTCTAATCGAATCCAGATCCAACCGGATGGTATGCGATGAACCGTAATACCCCAATACAGAATCTTCCTAAGCCACCTGCTGAGTACAATCAATTGTACTTTGACTCGTTGGTTCGTAATATCGGCATTCATATATTCAATCAACGTGTTCCTGGTGAACTTGTTGGAAGTTCTCTAATGCTGCTGCAATGCCCTAGCAGTGGGTATGGCTTGCGTGATGGCATGACTTGGGCAGATGGAAGTGGTGTGCTAAGAGTTGTACTACCAGACCAAGTATTTGCGCCAAGTAATAAAATCAAGATTAAACTAGGTACTGTAACGGTTACTACATGAGTAAAGGTATTGCATCTCTCGCTAGACAGGTTGCTTCTAAAGGCAGGGGTGGGGATTCCACCCTTTTACATATTCATCCCAGTGAATTAGAGGGGATGCGTAAGGTTCTGCATAAAGTTGATCCTAATATCGAGATCACTCTTAATCCTGAGACTGGGATGTATGAGGCGTGGAGTTGGAAGAAGACTCTAGCTGCGATTGGACTTGGTGCTGCTGCTGCTGGATTGATCTTTTTCACTGGTGGCCTTGGTGCTGCCGCTGCCCCTGGTTTAGTTCATGCTGTTGGCACGACTGGCATGGCTGCGCTTAAGGGTATAGCTATACCAGCCCTTATTTCTGGTACAGCGGCAACTGCTGTTAGTGCATTTAAGCCAGATCAAAAGAAGGAAAGCCAGCAAGCCCTTACTGAGTTAGATAAATACAAGGCAGCTAGCCTAGCGCAACAAGAGAAGAACATTAGAATTCCTCTATTGAGGTCAGCAAATACTGCACCTACGATCTCACAACCGGCAACAGCGCAACCTGCTCCTATATCCACTAGCACTACTACGGCACAACCTACTGGGATAGGCTCTGTTCTTGCAATGGGCGCTACGCCTAAATCACAGCCTGCGACAGTACAGCAGAAAGGGATAGCCTCTGTCTTCCAACCTTCCGTTGCTTCAGCCCCTGTCGTTACTGAGGAAGAAGAAGAAGATGTGTCTGGCTATGCCGAAGGTGGTTCTCTTGAACCTGAAGAAAAGAAGGCCCGTCAGATCGTGCAGGATGCCATGGAAGCGATTCGTGGCGTAGGAGACGACCCTGAGGGTTCCCTCAATACCTACCTTGCTTATTACGGCAAAGACGCTTTGAAAGACTTGTACAAGCGTATGTCTGGCAAGGAAGAGGTTGAAGAAGAAGACAACTACGAACCGCCTGAGGGGATGATTAAAGGCCCCGGCAATGGCATGGACGACATGGCTACGGCTCGTATGGCTCATGGTGGTCAGAAGGTTCTTCTATCCAACGATGAGTTCATTATCCCTGCTGATGTCGTAAGCGGTTTGGGTGATGGCAGTAGTGAGTCAGGTGCCAGAAAGCTGTACGCCATGATGGACAGAGTTCGCATGGACAGGACTGGCAACAAGAAGCAACCTGGAAAGGTTAAAGACGTTCGGGTTCTACCCGCTTAGGAATTAATATGGCAGATCCACTTAGCTCAACATTTCAGACGCAGGACATTCCCGAATACCTTAGACCATTCAGGAACGCTCTACTGTCTTCTGCATTCAGCAGTGTATACACTCCAGAGGCAATGAAGAACTTCTTGCCTAATGCCACTTACTTCAATGCGTATACTCAGAATCAGCCTAACCAGCAGCAGAATACTTCTGGCAATACTGGAGACACTGGCACAACTGGCAACGAGAGGAATGATGCGGCTAGTAATGAAGAGAGCAATAAGAACGCCATCTTCAATGCGTTGAATATGGTTTCTGGCAAGATGCCTAAGTTGCCTGGATTAGTTTGGGATACTAATACTCGCACCTATGTGCCAGAAGCGTACAAGACGATTAAGTCTGCTAAGGGCGGTGAGCTGAATCCTAAAGAGGATCCTATCCAGAAGATCCTGGATGAGTATCAAGGTCTTCGAGAGAAGATGCCCGTTGGCTTGATGCAAGCTGCTATCCCTGCTGCTGATGCTAAAAGTCTTACCGGTGGCGTTACCTATCCTGAGTTCAAGAATCCCTTTAATGTCACTAGAGGCCCTTCTCAAACCTCTAGCTACACAATTGGAGATAACATCAGCCCAGACATAACTCGCTTTAATCCTCGTCCTGTTATTGCTCCTGGGGTTGTTCCTCCGGTTGGCACTGGTGTTACTACTCCTCCAGGTGGTGGAGGCGTTGGAACAATCGGTGGTCCACAGACAGGTGGTCCTGGCCCACGCGATCCTAGTTTAGATAGAAGAGTTACTCCTAGCACACCGCCAGGAACTCCTGGAACTCCCGTTAGACCGCCAGGAACTCCTGGTACAGGTGTCGGCACTGGTGGTGGAGGTGGTATTGGTAATCTTGCTCAGATTGTTTCTAGTGGTCTTGCTGGGACCACTACTGCTAATCAAGGCGCTGGTGGGTATAACCCACTTCAGTATGCTACTGACGATCAGGCTAGAGGACTTGCCTCGTTGCTTGGTGGGACTAACCAGAGTACGAATACATCTGGTCCACTTAATGTTCCCTCACAGAATCAGCTTGGCTTTGGTGGCAGTGACACTTTCAATGCTGGGTTAATCCAGCAGCAGCTTCGTCCTGGTCAGACTCCTAGTGAGATGACTTCATCTCTAGCTCGACTGAGAGCTGAGGTTTCTGGTTCTGGAGGCGACACTTCTTCAATCGACAGATTGATTCAACAGAACAATCAGGCTTATGCTTCTGGCGCTAGAGTGTCTCCTGTTGGGCAACCTCCTGCAACTACTGCTCCTCCTGCGACTAGTAAGCCTCCTGCGACAACTACTCCTCCTGCGACTGAACCGCCTCCTGATCGTGGCACTACGCCACTTCCAAGGAGTGGTGTTCCCGGTTTGGCTCCGACTCTACCTGACGTAATATATGATCGTATCCCTGAGCCAGATGTTCCTCCACCAGTTAATCCTGATCCTGATATACCTGAGCCTTATATTCCTGAGCCTTATAATCCTGAACCTGAGTCTTATATTCCTGAGCCTGAAGTATACAATCCTGAAACGTACTCGCCAGAGACATCTGTGCCTGAGCCTGATGGTGGTGGTATTGCTTCTCTCTTAGGTTCAAATCAGTCGAATACTCCTGAGTCGAATACTCCTGAATCTTATACGCCTGACTCTTACACTCCTGAGTCCTATACGCCAGAAGCGTATACCCCTGACTCCTATACTCCTGAGTCTTATACTCCTGAAGTATCTGCTCCTGAGTCCTACGCTCCTGAATCGTACACGCCTGAGTACTATGCTCCTGAAGCATCTGCTCCTGAATCGTACACCCCTGATTATGGGTCGGATCAATCTCTTGCTAGTTTTGATATTGGCGACGATGGCAGGGTGAATAACTATCGTAAGGGTGGGTCTGTCCGTAGGTTTGATGAGGGTGGGCCTGTTGCTGCTGTCACTCCTCCTTATACTCCCCCGTTTAGCTTGGGTGGATTTGGTGCGCCACAAACTCCTGTTGCTGGTGGATTTGGTGGTCCTAATGGCGCTGCTTCTCTGTTCAAGACTGCTAATCCAAAAGTCGAAGGTGAGGTTCAGAACCTATTCAACGCGCCTCCTGTGTATGGTGGACAGCGGACGATGTTGTTTGGACAGGACTTTGGACAAGGTAATGAGGCTACTGGGTATACGTCTAGTAATCTAACCAGGAATGCGTTGTCCGGTGTTGGTGGGCTTCAGAGTATATACGACAATAATGGGCAGATCCGTCAAGGAACTGACTTTAGCAAGGGAGTTAGCGCCATTAACTCTGCGACTGATTTGTCCGGTAATGCTGCTGAAGAAGGTTCTAATCTAATCGGCGCATCTAGGCTTCCTCCAGAGCAAAGCTACCTGATGAGTCTCATGCCGGGGATTCAGGGGATGGGATTCAAGGACGCCATTAAGGTGAATCCTATCCAAGCGCCCAACATGATTAATCCAATGGGCGTAACTGCTGCCCAGGATATGGTCACTCAGATGACCCCACAGCAGTTGGGTACTTTCCAGATGGCACAGCCTATGGGCGTGAGTGGTCAGAACATTGACGTTCTTGGTCAGTTAGGTGGTTTATCTGGAACAACAGTTCAGGGAGTCCCTCAACTACAGCAGTTCCAGATGCAAGGTCCAGAGAAAGTCACTGGTCAGACAAGAGATATTCTTTCTACCTTAGGTGGTTTGTCTAGTTCGAAAGTTCAAGGCGTACCTCAAGTACAGCAGTTTCAAATGCAGGGGCCTGAGAGAGTTACTGGTCAGACGAGAGATATTCTTTCAACTTTAGGTGGTCTATCTGGCGCAACTGTTCAAGGTGTTCCTCAAGTACAGCAGTTTCAGATGCAAGGCCCTGAGAGAGTGGGATCTGGTCAAACTCAGGTAGATCAGTTTGGACAACAGCAAGCACAACAGTATATGTCTCCTTATATGGATGCAGTTACTGAGATGCAGAAGCGTGATGCTTCTCGTACTGCTGGAATGCAGAAGGCTGGTCGTGGTGCTGCTGCTGTTCGTGCTGGTGCATTCGGTGGTTCTCGTCAGGCTATTCAGGAAGGAATGGCTGAAGAGGCGTTACAGCGCCAGCTAGGTGACATTGATACGGTTGGCCGTCAGAGAGCATTTGAGAATGCTCAGTCTCAGTTTGATCGTGATCGTGCTGCTTCGCTTGCTTCTCAACAGACTAATGTGCAATCTGCATTGCAGGCTGCTCTTGCTAATCAACAATCTGGCCTCACTGCTGGTCGAGAGAACCTTGGTGCTAACCTTTCCACGCAACAACTTGGCGCTCAAACTGCATTGCAGGCTGCTCTAGCTAATCAACAATCAGCACAGCAGGCTGCGCTTACTGGATATGGAACGAGGGCAGACATTCTACGTTCTCAATCTGCACAAGACCTGCAAGCCGCACTTGCCAATCAACAAGCTGGACTTGCCACTGGAAGAGAGAATCTAGGAGCGCAACTCAGCACTCAACAGCTAGGTAATCAATCTGCATTACAAGCCGCTCTCGCTAATCAACAAGCAGAACAACAGTCAGCTCTAACTGGATATGGCACGAGAGCTGATATTCTTCGCTCTCAATCTGCACAAGACCTTCAGGCATCTCTGGCAAATCAACAAGCTGGACTTGCTACAGGTAGAGAGAACTTAGGCGCTAACCTTAATACTCAGCAACTAGGTGCTCAACAAGCGTTGCAGGCCGCTCTTGCTAATCAGCAATCGGCACAACAAGCTGCTCTCACTGGGTACGGGACCAGAGCGGATGTCCTTCGTTCTCAATCTGCACAAAACTTACAGGCAGATCTTGCTAACCAGCAGGCTGGCCTTACCGCTGGCAGAGAGAATCTTGGCGCTCGTTTGGGCCTTCAGCAACAGGGTGCTCAACAAGCCCTACAGGCACAGCTTGCTAATCAGCAAGCAGGTCTTACCGCTGGTCAGGCTAACCTACAGTCTTCTCTTGCCACACAACAGCTTGGCGTTCAGTCTGGTTTAGAGGCAGCTAAGGCTACTCAGTACGGCGACATATCAATGACGCAGATGCAGTTGGATGCTGCGAAGCAGGCTTCGGCAGAACAGGAAGCGGCTAGACAGCGCCAGTTCAATAATAGGTTGGCTGCAATTCAGCAGGGGTCAGCATCTGCTGGCGCACTAGCTGGGATGGGTGGTCAAATGATGAGCATCAATCCTGCGGCACAACAGCTTGAGCTTCAACGTCTTGCCGCCATGCAGCAGGCAGGTGGTGCCGTTGACGCTCGTACTCAAGAAGCGATGAACCTTCAGTATCAAGACTTCATCAATCAGCAAAACGCTCCTTATCAGCAGATGAACTTCTTGCAAGGTATTATGTCTGGTATACCCACTGGTATGCAGACAGAGAATGTACAGTTCGCTCGACCTGCTTCTGGTGGCTTGAGTGGTCTGTTGACTGCTGGTGCTGGGTTGGCTTCTAACTACTACGCAAACCAAAAAACATAAGTAAGATGAATATATTAAAAGCAGCAGACGATATCAAGAACTTCTCAGACCAGCAGCTACTCTCTGCTGGCGAGAACCCTGTGATGCTACCGCCTTACTTGGTCCTTGCTGAGATGAAGCGCCGTGAGCAAATGAGAGCTGAGTTTGCTAAGTCACAACAACAGCAGCAACCTCCTACTGTGATACAACAGACAGCGCAGAACCTTGCACAGTCTCAGCAGCAACAGGGTCAGCCACAGCAGGGTATGCCTCAACAGGGGATGCCACAGCAGCCTCAGGCTCAAGGGATCATGCAGGGAGCGCCACAGCAGGTTGTGGCTATGGCAGGTGGGGGGTATGTTCCTAGGTATGCGGCAGGTACTACTAACTATTCAGATACTCTCAAATTCTTTAACGATCAGATCAAGGCGCTGGCTCCAACGTCCAAGGCTCCTACTCAAGCACCTCCTTCACTAGCAATGTCTAATGAGGATATTGCTAAACGATATCCAGACAAGCCTCTCGCTGGATACATTGATGAGATGAGGTCTGCGTATGGGCCACGGGATTACAGCGCAGAGAAGAAGCTCGTAGATTATCAAACCCAGATGGCTGAAAGCAAGAAGCCTCGTCTGGGCGATGCCTTGATTGCTGCTGGCGCAGCGATGGCTTCTAATCGAGATAACAAAGTTGGTCTGGCTAATCTATTGGCGCAGGCTATTGGCGTTGGATCTCAATCATACGACGCAGCAAAAGAGAATCAAAACAAACTCAGAAACCTAGCGATGATGGGTCAGGTCGCTATGCAAAGGCAGCAGCAAAAAGACTCTGACGATATGATCGGCAAGGCCATGGAGTCCAAGAGATCTGATATTGGTGTAAATCTTGGCAAGCTACAAACGATTGAGGCGAACATTCGCTCGACCAGTGAGGCACTGAGTAGGGCTGATAATCTAAGAGATCAACAGGCATATCAAGCTCAATTGTCCGCTCTTGAATCTGCTAGAGCTGTGATTATTGCGGAGCACCACGATCGAACGCAGCTAATGGCTGCTTCAATGAATGGCTATGCGCGTAATCAACCCAGGCCTACACAGAATCAGCTTGACGCTCAGACGGCGCAGGAGTTAGCCGCAAAGGCCCTAATGTACGCAGCTGAACATAAGCGGCAAAATCCAGGATATAAGTCTAGTACAGCTGAACTGGCAATTGATAATTTGTTTGCAATGAAAGGACCTAAGGGTAAAGAAACGCTAGCATTCTTTGAAGGATACAAACCAGAACAGAGGATGAGAGCAGGGCAAGTTATCCGAGACTTGGTTACCCAAAATCTCAAGGACGATAAGATTCAGGCAGCTATTGATAAAGACAAAAACAAAGGCAACCCATTTGGCAGTTTAGGTACTCAGATTAATCCAGACGATAGTGTACTTAGTCAATATGGCTCTCTAAAGTAATCGGTAAGGATATAACATGGCAGAAGTTTCTAGAGTTATTAATGGTAAGACTTGGGTTTTCCCTGATGAGGAAACCGCAAGGCAAGCTGAAGCTGCGTTAGAGGCCTCTCGTGTAGCAAGAGCACAAAAAGAAGAGAGCTTCTTTGATGCTGGTGCTTTTCTCAAGTCTATAATTCCTGGTGCTATTAGAGGCACTGGATCTGCTATCCAAGGCATTGGCTCACTTATTCAATCTGAAGGTACTAAAGAGACTGGAAGAGGAGTGAGGGATTTTGGCGATACTGTTTCTGAAAACTACATGGGCCTTGAGCCTTATCGCAGATACACTACTGGAGCACAACTTGGTCAGACAGCAGGTGCAATGGCCCCGGCTGCTCTTGCTGCTTTTCTTGCAGCCGCGAGTGCTCCAGCTTCAGTTCCCGCTGCTGGTGTTGCTGCAATAACTGCTGGTGTTAGTGGGCTTATGGGTCTAGCTCAAGGCGCTGGAGAAATATCAGAAGACATTGACCAAGCTAGGAAGAGAGGCGTTGAAGTTACTCCTGAGCAGGAGCAAAAACAAGCCTTCGCGCAAGGTACTATCACTGGCATTCTTGAAGCTATCCCATTTCATAAAGCTGGAAAACTTATTGGACTTGGCCGACTTGGAAGTAAAGCTATTGCTAGTGGAGTAGGAGAAGAAGCAGAGGAAGTAGCAAAGCTCCTTACCATGGCTAATAAGCCTATCCTTGGCGCTGGCTATGGTGCGAGAGCACTCAAGCAGGCAGCGGCTGAGAGCGTAACCGAAGGGCTGCAACAAGGTTCTCAAAACGTAATTGCTCGTGGTGATTTGTCTGGTGTATTTGGTCCTGGCTATGACACACAAAGAGATCTGACGGAAGGCGTTGGTGAATCCATGGCCGTTGGCGCTTTGTTTGGCGGTGCTTTACAAGGTGGTCAGGATCTATATGTACGCCACAAGATAAACCAAGCAAAGTCTAAGATTCGTCAAGTTCAAGATGAAAGCGAATACGTTCCCGATCAACGTGAAGATAGTGTTATAGGCAGAGAGAAAGAAGGGCAGCTACAGCAAGGTGTCGCCGCTGGAACTTTTACAAAGGCAATCAATAAAAGACTTAATGATACCCTCACAGCCGCAAGCCTTGCGATCAACAATGAAGAGTCATCTCCATTAGATAAGCTCAATGCTTATAGAGAGTTTGCTGCACAGTATAATTCTGGGAAGACGTTTGGAGAACTGCGCGGTAAAGATATTATTGCAGCAAACAAATTAGCGCAAAGTTACTTTGAAGGAGAATCAAGTCCAGAGTCTCTTGAGATTGGTATTCAAGCAAGGGAGAGTGAAGCTCCTGGTTCTGTTGACATGGTTGATGTCAAACCTGTTGAAGGTAAAGTAGGTCGATATCAGATCTACGACGGAAGACAGTTGGTTGAAATGGTTGACGGTAAACCTTTTGATGGTAAAGAGCTACCAGTTGTTGAATCAACTCCTGTCGAGGAAGACACATCCAAAGACAGTAGAGTGCCAGAGTTCCAGGAGAGGTATGCTAGGAATACTTACAAAAAAACATACGCAGAGCTAAGTGAACCTGAGTCTGATATTGTTGATCGTAAAGTTGACTTCGATCTAGACACAACAATCCTTCCCACTAAGATCAAGGAACGAGAACAGCAGCAGTTTGCTATAGACGAGGCGCAAAATCAGAAGCAAGCTGAAAGAGATCGCAAGGCTCAGGACGCTCAGAGGTTAGCCTTTGATCGAGATTACATTAATGGCAATGGACCTTTATACAAAGAAATCATCTCTGGGCTTGGGTTAAAGAGCAGGCTGAAAAACGCTGACATCCCTGCGATTGCTGAATTAATGCGTGATCGTGTTAAAGAGATGACGAAGGCTGAGAAAGATGCTCAGTTAAAAGCATCTGCTGAACTAGCTAATACTAAGCTCCAAGATAATATTGATGCGGCAGATCTTCTTTCCATGGAATTGTTTGGCAAGAATACTTCCTTGCT